AAGTCGTCAGGGTCCAGCTCGTTGGCTTCCGTCAAAAGTTTGGCTAATACGTCTTGGCGCACGTAAGGGTTATTCGCCATTAATTCGCCGTATTTCAGCACTTGCTGTCTATGGAGAGACTCGTTCCGGTGCTGCATCACCCCAGGCTTTACGGAATAGTTAAACTCACCCTGAATTTGGTCTTGGGAGATATGCATCCAAGACAATTCATTGGGCTGAGTGGGCTTCTTGATCTTTACGGCAATAGTTTCGTCCATGTACTGCTGGCAGAGGCCGCAAAGCTTGGCAAACACCGTAGCTACGAAGTCTTCAAAGTCCTGCTGTTTACGCTGCGAGCGCACGTTGCCGGAAGCCGCCTGTAAGCTGGCCTCGGTGGCGGTATTGGCAATCGAGTCGTTGCGGGAATCGAGAGAGGCAGAAGTGTTTTGCAAGTCATCGCGAGCCATCTCGTCGTACTTGTAGAAATCTAACGGAATCGTTGGGTGCTCAACCTGCTTTAAGCCATCGGGATTGGTTAAGGAAACAATCTCATTGGATTTGCGGTTGGCAAAGTCGTTGAGTTCCTTCTCAGTGTTACCGGAACCCTTCTTGTTCATCCAAGCTGGGCGCATCCGGCGAGCATTGGCTTGTAAAGAGGTACGAACGCGGTTTCTCTCGACAATCTGACTCCAATAAGCGCGGTATTCGCTCATCGTGTAGTTAGATTCGGTCGATTGCTTGCCTTCCAGTAGGGTGATGGGGAAACGGTCGTCGCCAACCTGAAATTCGTACGGCCAAGGCTTCACATAGAGATATTGGTCGGCGTTTTCGGCAATGAGACGAACTTCGTTGTTCTCCACGTCCCAGGTTTCGTAAAGAACCACCCATTCCTTCTCGGATTCTGTCTTTTGCTCGTTCTTGAAGGGAAGTTTGGCCATCGAGGTCGGAATCTGGCCGGGCTTGATCATTTCCAAAGCCTTTGGGTCCAAATCGCCCATAGCCTCGAGCTGAGTGACCGTAACCAGCATTCTTTCGGTGCGAACGCGGTCAAATTCAGGGGCTTCGGAGTCGGGGTCCCGGATTACGTTCCAGGCATTGATCCAGCGGAGCTTTGGCTGGTTCTTAATCACGTTTGGAGCTTGCGGCAGCTCGTTTTCCCCGATGTTTTCGGCGGGATTCTCTGGATCTGGAGCCTCTTCTTCGTATTCCCAGCCGACTTTTACGGCAGCATGGCCAAAGAACCAGTCAAACAGGGCTTTTTCAAAGTGCTTTTTGGCTCCAAGCTTCTTAAACCAGTAGTTTCCGGCTGCTTCCATGCTGGGGGCTGAGGCGTCGGACTCTGGGTTATTGCTTTCTACGGAACCACGGGGCTCGCCGGACAGGATCTTAGGGCTGAGGTTCTCGATGTTCTGGAAAATGAAGTTTAGAAACACTTCATCGGTCATCGAGTCTAGTTCTTTGCGGCTCTTGATTGCGTAATCTCCGCAATAAGCGCGGAAGAACTTAGCGGCGTCTTCTTGGCGGGGTTTCATCTGCTCGAGGGAGCGACGAATTCTAGCCAGTTCCTTACTTGGTTTGGGAGTAGGCAACAGAAGTCCTTTTCTAGGCCCCAGCCAGCATGGCAAGGCTATCTATTTAGTAGTCTTCATTCTGATTGGCTCTGGCGCTTTGGTCAAGCTGACTTTCAATCAAGTCTAAGGTCTGGGTATTGTGCTTATCAATCACCGGCTTCTCAGAAGGAGCCTCAACGCTCATTAGGGCGTACCTGCAATTGTGAACCAGGATGCCGTTGGCAAAGTATTCGGGACAATCAGCTACCGATAGGTTGTAAACGTCAACAACTTTACCCGGTCGCTTTTCGGACAATCCAACCACACGCTCTGCTGCAGGTCTTTTTCCTATCGAACTTGTTTTTAATAAAGTCTTTTCCACAGGCTCCGCACTTAAACGAGGCGCGGTCTTTCCCTGATTCTCTGCGCTTTGCAGATTTGCAAGCATTGCTGCAGAACATGGCCTTGGTCGCGGCGAGGTCAACGACGCGAAAAGATTGTCCGCATTGGCCACAATTCTTTTCCACATACCCTCTATTTTCCCATATTTTCTTGGCGTGCTTTCTGTGCCACTTACGGCCAGCCAGCGAGCCATGCCATATTTTTGCAAACTCAGCAGCTTTTGCGATTCTCTTTCTTCCTGCTTCTGATTTACCTCTAGCAACAAGCATTGGCCGATGTTCTGCCCTGTGTTGCTCGCCAGAGATGCACTCAAGGTTGGAAATATCATTATTAAGCGGGTTTCCATCTTTGTGATGAATATGATGGCCCGCTGGAATTTCCCCGTTAACGCTTTTCCAAACTTCTCTGTGAAGACGAAAGATGCCCAGCTTGAAGAATTTAGACCCACACGTGTAGTATTTTTTAAGTTCTGGACGCGGCGAATCTGGGTATCTCGTAAATACGATTCCGTTAAACGTGATGCTTTCTTTTCTGACCATTGTTCCTCCGACAAAAACATGTCGTCGTAACTTAGTTCATCGGCAGACACAAATCCACGATTAACAGTAAAGATTGGATGATTCCCGGTGCAGATTAACTCAGAGCCATTGGAGAATTTCAGCTCCAGCGTTGGCTTGGTCCCTGTTTTTCCAGAAGCAGTTACTGGCCTGTAGCCTTCTCTTGTTAAGGCTAAATCACCAACCATCACTTCTTCTATTGGAAGGCTGCCCCTATTGGTGGTAATTATAGTACCAGAGCAAAAACATTGGTCATACCAATGGTCGTTCTTCTGCTTTACGTCTTCCGTTTGGTTCTTTTCTTGGAGGAGGTGGGGCGGGATTTCCGCGTAGAGGAGGTTGGTGAGTTCCCACCAGCCTTTTTCGCATCTTTGCATGAAGGTGATTTTTGGTTCAGCTTTTCTACTATTAGGGTAATAGGCAAGCATGTCCCTGACTCGCTCCAAGCCCGCAAGTCGCTCATTGGTCCCGCGAACGAGATTCCAAATCCCTTCAGTTCTAAGTAGATCTGCTCGACTTTGCAGTTCCTCGGCCATGGGATTTTCTTGGTCATTACGGAAGATACTTGGGTCGGCAACGACTTTTTCAATGCGGTTCCAAAGAGGGTGAGGGAAATCTTCATGCGTGCCTTTCAGGAATTTTGCAATTTCCTTATAGTGGCTCGGCTTGTAGAACTCCATGATAGCAGTAAAACGACGATACTCGTCAATTCCGTAAATCCCGATAGCGGTAGGTTCCCTGGATCCGTAATCCAATCCGGCAATAATCCGCCAGTGCTTGGGGATCTGGTCTAGTGGGATATCCGGAACCACGTATTTGTCTTTGTTTTGCTCTAAAAAGGGAAAGGCGCGTTCCCCGGCCCTGGAAGTAAAGTCGATTTCCATCTCGCGCTGGATTTGGTCGTAGCGCATGTTCCGGGTCGCATCGTTATACCATTTCTTGGTGCGCTTATCTGGGTCCGATGTAAAATGGGTTGCTGCCACAACGAACCCATTAAAACGATTACGCCAAACCATCATCCCCGTATGGTCAACACCGCCAAAGTTCTTTTCTGCTGCCTCAGGCGGCTCGAACGGTGGCTTCCAGACTATTTCATCGCTCATCTTTGGAACTTAACAGCGTTTCCTGCGTCTGCGCCAGACTGAGCTGCGTTTTGCATGGCTCTACGAATAGCTTCTTCCATGGCTTGAGACTCCATTGGCGTGGTGCCGAGCGGGGTCTTTACTCCGGGAGCTAGGTTATAGGGGCTACGCTCTGGTACGGAGTTTTGCTTCTCGATATTGGTCGGAGTCGTATTAAAGGGGGCATCGAAGTAGGTCTTTGGCACTCCGCCCATCTTTGGGGCGACTTTACCGTAACCGGACTGCGAGGCATCCACGTATTGGGGCTGAGACTGGTAGCTGTCTTCGGGGTATTGAGTCTGTTCACCGTAGGATGGATTCTTAGGGAAGCTCTGGCTCATTACGGCATCAACGGGGCTTCCAGGGGCTACGCGCTGAGAGCTGGGATCACGAGACATGTGCTTTACTTCTTCGTTAAGCAGTTCGTCCTGAATCTTCTTTTGCTCTTCCATTTGTGCCGCTTCATTGCGGTATGGGGCGATAGACCCGGTTTTTCCATAAGTGCTGGTTACTGGGTAATTGTCTTCTTTGGGGAAGGCGTATCCCATGGCGGCCTCTACTGCGCTATTGTCCGGGATTGGAGCAGGAGGGATCGGAAGATAAACTTGTCTGCCTTTAGGAGCTTGTTTTTTTGCCATCGTGCCTAATAGTTTGAGGCCATTGGGCATCCCGGTCAAATGGTTTTATCAAAGCAAAGTGCTTGATAGTACGATGGCGCAGAACTACTTACTCCAGTAAATCTTCCGCGCTCGCCAAGGGTTGGAGCAATTGCCGCCAACACCTTATCTGTATCAACCATGAACGCCATTTCGTCCGCGAAGTATCCGGAGCAAGTGTACTGTCGGGCTGCCTCCGCGCCTTCGGGGACAGCAAAAATCCTAGAACGCTGTCTAGTAAACCTAAGATTACAGTAAGTTCGTTTAGCTGGACTCCACTCTTGAAAGAAAGTCGGTAGCCTCTGGTAAACGCCCCACGCCCTCTCTAGGTTGGCGTTAGAGTCTTCTTCTTTTTTACTCTGGAAGAATGTCAGGCGTGAAGGAAAGAACATCGAGTCCCATAAATAAAGACAAGAGATTAACCAAGTTACGGTTAGCTGTCTGCTCTTTGGAATTAATAGCCGCGTATTCTCCTGCCACAGTCTACATAAATAAAAAAGGTGTGGCTTATCAGGAAACTCTTGAAACGTAGTGCTTAGGTTACTGTGTACGTTCTCGGTCGTAACCCAAGCCCGTAAGAAGTGCCATGGATCTTGTTTACACTTCAGTAGCTCCAGTTGGATGGCCTTGGGGTCCTTTTTCTTCAGCAGCTCCATCCATCTCAGTGCTTCCATCGTCCCGTGGGGTTCGTAAGGATTCCAGCAATGCTTGTTTGGCACCTTCAAGTTGTTCTGGATCAAGGTCATTTATTTTTCCT